TGTCGATGAAGAATTGAATCATTTCCTGTTTTTTAGACATACTTACTCCTCACTTGGTTTCTTGTATTCTAGTGCTCGTGTGCTGTCTGTAATTCCGCTAGTCGTTGGGTCGTTGACCAAACCGATTGCAGTCAAGAACACGAATACCGCATTGACAAGCAGAATCAGCTTGTTGCCGATATCACCCAAATCCAGATGATATCCAAAGACTGCTGCACCAGCTTGCAAGACAAGCAAGAAGGCTGGGATTGCAGTTAGCCAAAAGAATTTATTTTCTAGTCGTAATTTCCAGTTAATCATATTATTTTCCTCTCTAATCATATTCTAAGAATGGACGCATCTTGTCCAAAATGACCGGATACATCTTCTTATTTCCTTCTGCGGTAGGATGTAGACCGTCTCCAATGAAACGATTTCTGACACTCTCTAAGACAGGATTTAAACCTGACTCATTATGCAGATCAACGCAAGGGATAGCGTACATTTCAGATACTTCTTTTACCGCTCGAACATAGTCTGGCAAAACATTCCCTTTGTTATTTGGAGTTGTCTGAGCGTTCACCCATGTCGTACCACCACCTCTAAAATATCGTTTCAGAGGTGTCATTGTCATCACTTTCGCATTTGGACGATTGATTGCCAACCACTCTAAAATGTGCTTGTAAGCACCGTAAAACGTTTCTGTGCCTGTATCTTCAATGGTTCCGAGCGTAGCATTGTTCCCCCAGTCATTCGTTCCTCCAAAGATAACTACAATGTCCGCATCAGCTGGTATTGTATCGAGTCTGTTTACAAACGGCTTCAATCTATCTGTCACATAACTTGAAGTACAGACAGATGTCCCACCAATCCCCAAATTTGTGACGATACTATTAATACCGTTGCTTTTACACCAGCTATCAATGTAGCGGTGCCATTGCCAACCTCCAGCGTTAACACCTTCAGTAATCGAATCACCCAAACAAGCAATTTTTTTGGTCTTTGTCGTTTTACTAAAAGTATTGATGTAGTAATTACCTGCGTTGTTGTCGTAATAACCAAGCAATACATCGTTGGTCGTGTTAACCTCGCCCCCGACAATTCGTTTTTGAGCCTTGTTAAACACGATAAATCCTGCGCTACCGTTAATAGAGACCTCTTGAGCATCACACCAATAATTAGACTTTCCGACTTTCACATTACATTTTGGGAAAGATAACTTTTTTAAAGATTTGTTGTACACGATATTCCCGTTAGGGATATAGATGACTGTATTGCTATAAGTCGCTATTTCTTCAGTATCCAGACCACCACTTCCTGAGTTTGGACGACTCTCTAACGTTAAAATCCTTTGTTTTAATTCGCTATCGTTGTAATTGGTAGGCAGTATTCTCTCACCAATTCCTTGGACAGAAATGCTAGTACCACTAACAGCAGTCACTTTCCAAAAACCTTGGTTCGTACCAGTAGTACCACTCCAGTAATCTTCAATAATATCTCCGACTTTAATACCGTCAGGGTTCATGATAGCGTCTGGTGTTATTGTCCTATTAACACCAACACCGCCTCCGGAAATATCACCTTTGGCAATGCGATATGTTGGTGTATTGTTATCTGGACGACTCTCTAAAACAGTCAATCGTTGCTTGATTATAGAATCGTCATACGGAATAGGTAATTCCGATTTCTTAGCGTACCCTTCAAGAGATTGATGTTCTGTCAGATAATGCTTCTCTTCAAGTTCTTCATGCGTGACAATCTGAGAATAATCTATCTCAGTTGCCTCATGAAGTTCTTCTTTAGTTGCGTAACGTGTCTTGATATCCTTGATATCCTTACCGATTTCCGTTGCTAGATTTTCAAGGTTATGCATATCAATCACGCTTTCGCTTGGTTATAAGTTGCTACTAAATCAAGATTGGCAATTTCATCTACACGTCCGCTAACTTCTGTTACTTTGCCGAGAAGTGCGCCGTTTGCATCTTGATCCATGTTCGTGATTTTTTCCGCAATCTCTTTCAATGTATCAAGATTTTCAGGCACTGACTCGCCCAAAATTTCAGCTTTAACTTCTGATTTAGCTTGAGTGACTGCTTGTGAGATAGCTTGCGTCATTGCCGAAGTCTCTACTTTAGTGCTGACGCTTTGCTTCACTTCCTTGATATCTGCTCCGACCGCTTGTGCGAATGCTGTTAATTTTGTTGTGTCCATGTTATTAAACCTTTCCTAAATTATAATAAAAGAGCAAGTCAGGGATTTCCTGACATGCTCCACCTGTGCTAAGTTGTTTTTTTACTTCTTCAGCGATATCCAACTCCTTCAAAGTATAGACATCTTCCGTAACCAATTCTTTATCTGAGTCTTCAATTTCAATATAAGTATTTCTGTCGCTCGGGAAGATATATCCCCCAACCGAGATTTCCACTCGGTATTTTCCGCTTGGTAGAATACTATCTAAATTAAAATTGACAGAATGGCTAGTGACGGGAGCAGTTGTCTTCCACCGACGTTGTCCCTTTGTTAGAGTAACAACCGCATCTTGACCCTCAAATAAGGTCATAACATGGTAATTCTCGTCTAACAACTCAAATCCAAAAGTAGAAGACAAATCCCCTTGCTTAATAAGGTCGCCACCATCAATTCGAGCCAAATTGGTTGTATTAACTCTGCGGTTGTTACAACCCATTCTGAACCTCTTTCTATCTAATCATCAATTAAGATATCTGTCGTAATATCCAATTTCTCAAAATCGCAGTATAAACGATCTATGTATCCATTACCTCCTAGAGTTTTATAGCTTTTGTGCATGCTTTCTACTAGCGAGAATTCATCTCTAGAGGTATATCCTCTGTTAATAGCCCGTCGCATATCACGGTCAAGGCGCAACTTCATGGTATTTAGATGCGCCTCATCGTGAATTTTTAATTTTTCTTGCACTTCGTCGATTTTGGAATTGCTATCTTTAGCGGTAGTCTGGACATCTTTAATCTGTTTCTTAACATCGGTTAGTTCGGAGACGATTTTTTCCGTCTCTTCTTTGGCTTTTTTCGGCAATTTGTAGCTAAGCCAAGCGATGATAATTGGTGAAGCCGATGGTAGCACGTTCATGAAGAAATGTTCTATCTGTTGTAAGACGTCCATAAACACCTCTCTAGTTCGCCAAATGGCTCAAGCCAAGGCGTTCCAATTCTTTGCGTACACGATCTCGGAAGCGTTTATTGACAAATGAAAAGTCAATCGCTTCACGTTTCAATAAATTGATGTACATATCGATTTTAGCTTGGTCTAATGTAATTTTACTCATTGTTGCTACCTCCATTGTTTTCACTAGCGCTCGCTTCGCTTGTCGGTGTAGGAATTTCATGTTCTGTCTCGCTTTCTGTTGGTTGTTCTACTGCTGGTGCAGGTTGGATAGGCGCTTCTGCTACTGGTTGTTCAGTAGTTGGTTGCGGTTGTGCTGTTGCTAGTTCAGATACGACCACGTTAGGAACTCCGTTTGTAGCCACTTCTGTAGCCGGTTGAGGTTCTGGTGGAACTGGTGGAGTTACCGGAGCGGATTCAACAGAGTGTGTTTCTGCCTCTGCAACGTGAGGTGCTTCCTCATGTCCCTCTGCTTCGTACTCATGCTCGTGATTAATACCGTTGTGTTTTTCAAGCACTTCCAAGCGTGCAAAGATTTCTTCAATATCGTCAGTATTATGCAAGCTGACCTTCTGCATACCTTCCATAAGCTGATTGGCTTGTTCAAGTGCTGCAGTTGTTTTAGCCAATTGTTCTTGGTTTTTGACAATGGCACTTGTTGGGTCTAATTCGGTGCGTAGCACATCTTTGACTGCTTCAATGAGCGTTTCATCTGCGTCACCCATGTGGTCTCCGTCAAGTTCACGAGTGAAGAAAGTGAACGGCTTGTCACATTGAATAGAGACTTCCGTCTTGCCAACTCTGTAAAATTTATTTACTAATACAAATTCCATTTTTGTTTCTCCTGATTATCTAAAATAAAAGAATAGTGAATCGCCATCTGCAAAATTTCTTTTAAATACTTGTTTTTGACTATCGTCCTTAAATGATATGTAGAGTGAATTTTCGCTATTATAATTGTTTCGTCCTGTGTTCCTATTGTACAACTCCGCATACTTCGCATAAACAGTTGCAACTGTATTGTTTCGGTGTTGAATCCGTATTTTAACATCTTTGACTTTGGTCTTTTCACGATAGTTCGTGTTGAGCCCTCCATTTACACTCGATACATTAAAAATCAAGAGCTCGCTTGAATCAAACATATTTCTTAAATTTTGGTAATACCCAACATAGACCCACTTACTCCAAACGAGCTTGTCGCCTACATATCGCTCAACAATGTCTTTACCACCAACATAAATGCCTTCTCTTGTAGCCATAGCATCACCTACTCGTAAACATCATAGATTGTGTTCGAGTCTTTCGTCCTGATTGCTTCATACTGCGATTTAGAGCCGAACC